AGCTAGAGATAGTTTTAATGCAGTCTTTGCATCTTCTAGACAGTATACTATTAAACCAGGAGAAACACCAGATTCAATTGCTAATAGTGCATTTGATAATCCAGAAAAATTCTGGACTATTTTGTTATTAAATAATATAACAAATATGAATACAGAATGGCCCCTGGATCATGATGCATTAGATGTTTATATCAATGACAAGTATGGATCTTATGCAGATAAGCCAAGACACTGGGAAACGACAGAATTAAAAGACAGTAAACAAAATATAGTATTAGAAGCTGGTGTAATAATAGAACTGTATACTAATAGCACTGAACAAAACCAGTCTGGTTATTACCCTAAAGTTTTTAACCAAGAATCAAATAGTGGTAATGGTGCTTTTGAAACATGGTCATTTACATATAGAGATGTATCATCATGGAATGATCAAAATGAACCCGCTAGTTTCATTGATACAACCGTAACTGCGGCACAAAATTTAACTAAAGTTACTAATAGAGAACATGAATATGCAGTGAATGAGTTAAAGAGACTTATATACATACCAACTGGTCTTGCTACTAGTATTATGGAAGCTGAAATTACAGGACTATTAGAATATAATACAGATTATAAAATGACTGACGACGGATATAGAATTTCAGAAAAGGTATAAAAAAAGGGGGTCTTAGGACCCCCTTCTTATTAATCATCAAACTGTGCAAGATTTGCAAAGAAACTCAGTGCATCTTCTTCATCTTTACTGGACTCGCGAGGTTTAATTTCTTCACGAACTGGTTCTGGTGTAGGAACACGAGAAGCAGTAATGTCTGGTGAATTAAATCCACGACCCTCAGACATGTCTCCGAAAGATTCATTCTCTTCAGTCTCCATGTCAACCCGAGGTTGCTTTTTGGTATTCAAAACTGTAGTCAAACGTTTCTGAAGTTCTTCATACGTTTTGAAGTTTGACAGTTCAGTGAAAGCAACAAGAGAGTTAGTCTTAGCATAGATCTCTTCTAGTTGATCATCATCAAACCCACCAAGAGTAGATACAGATGCAAACTCAGAAGAATCATAGTTCCAGTAACCTGCAACTTTCTTAATCTTCAATTTGAAGTCAGCACCTGCCCAGAAATCATATGGATTGATTGGAGTTTCATCTTCAAACTCTGGTTGCATAGCACCAATGATTTTATCATAGATCTTCTTACCAAACTTGAATAGGAATACTTTACCTTCATTCTCAGGATGGAGAGGATCACGGACAACATAGATGTTGCTGTAGTATGACAGTTTGCGTTTCTGTTTACGTGCAATTTCTTTATCTGAATCACGACCACTGTTCCACAGTTCACGATTCATTTCACCAACAGGATCAGACTTGTTAATCGTAGTCAACGAGTTCTCGATATACCATCCACCTGTACCTTGGAATGCATGACTAAACAACTTAGCCCATGGAAGATCTTCACCATCAGGTGCGGGTAGGAATCGAATAACTGCATAACCATTACTAGACTTATCCAGTTCTGGTTTCCAGAAACGATCATCATTAGATGAACTTTGTTGACTACTAGCAACCTTTTCAAGTTCGCGAGTCAGTTTCTCAAATGATGAGTTAGAATTTTTCTTGAGTGCAGCAAATGACATGTGTGTTCTCCGTATTTGTAAGTATTTGGCCTTTGTGGTTTTGACCACCTAGTAATTATACCAGATGGAGAGGGGTTAGTCAAGGGGCAATAAGCTCATCATATTATCGATGTCTGTTCTCATCCGACTAAACGCCTCAGTGACATCTGTTTCACCTTCTATCGAAACCAGTGGAAATGATAGTTTTAAAAAGTTGACAAACTCTTGTGCATCTTCTTGACTGGAATAACGAGCACGAAAATAAATCATCTCTTGCAATTCAATCATACGAGATAACTTAACCAGGTATTTTTTTATACCATCAGTAGTTTTAATTTTTACAGACATCATAAGGTCTGTAATGTCCTCGTATAGTTGCATCATTTCTGCTGCTTCAGTACGAACTATATCGTTTTCGAAGAACTGCATAACTTTAACAGAATCCTTTTATATTTAGACTTGTCCAAAGATAGGAATGGTTCGTACTTCACTACAGTCTTTCTAATCTCAGGCCAAACAATCGGATCAGAAATATTACTAGTGAAGTAGGGAATATAGTTTACAATCAGATTCAATACAACCATAGTTTCTAATGAAACAGTTCCGGACAAGTGTTCTTTTAATAGAACTGGATGTTGCCCGTCAACGATTCTAAACAGTGAATCAAAATCTGGATGTAAATCTAATAAAGATTCAATCTCTTGACTAAAGTTAAAAGACATACTTTGAATCTTTTTTTTCCAATCAGAGTATGTCTTTGATTTGTGTATGGAAATGTTACCTATCCAGGTACTTCCATCTTTTATAAAATGGCAGACAAAAAATTCTATAACTTCTTGTCTGTCAAATTTTGTTCCTATTTTTTTAAAGAAATACCTATCATTTCTTTTTTCAAATGAAGACAAACTTGCTCTTGACTTACCATTAAAGGTAAAGAAATTATATTTATCTTTAGTAAAATGTAATTTCAGAGCAAGGTAAATCTTGTATACCTCATACCCATCCATATCAAATAGGAAGTTTTGCCTTGGATGATTTTTTCATGAAACACAATCGTTGTGCATCATACTTAAGTTTTTCTTTTAAAGTTTTAGATAGTAGTTTAGATACTGATTCAAACTCAATCTCATTCTCCTCACAAAAAGTAATAATAGCTTCAATATAATTGAGTTCTCCATTATTAGATTTTACAATGCTTTCGATTTCCATTGAGAACTTTGAAGAAGTCATAAACTTCTTTTCAAGAACTTCATTGATAGCTTCTTTACTTTTATTCATGAGCAAACTTCCACTCTCGTATATACTGAGTAAGTTTTCTAATGTATTCGCTTTTGTGATACTTTTCATAGACGACGCATTCTCCATTTTCACAGGACATTATGATGACAAGTTTCTTGGTTATTATACCAGTTAACTCATATAACATGCAAGCATATGCAACAGCTTGCACAAAGTAACCTTCGATCCATTTCTCAGGTTTTGGTTTTTCAGAGGTTTTAAAATCTATAACAGCAAGTTCACCATTGTATTCTGCAATACAATCAACAGTTCCAGCTATACCTAACTTCCTACTATATAGGGGAGTTTCGAGAGCATAGATATTATCAATGTTTCCCAACTCAGTTTTGGAAAACTTAAATAAGTATTCTGATAGTGGTTGAACTGTTGGTAGTTTTTCATTTTTTAGATGATGTTCTACTAATGTATGGTAATCAGTACCTCTACTAGTTGCACGTCTAGTCTTAAGATTAGCTGCTTCCGCACCAACTCTTTCTCTCCAAGCTTTAATTGATTTAGCAGATTGAAAACTAGTCACGGTAGTAACTGAAACTAGCTTAATATCATCTTCACCAGGTATCTTATAGTATCTCTTACCATTAATAGTTACTCGTTCCAACTTATCAGGTAAGTCAATCTTCACATGATTAAACATTAAAATCCTAAACTCATCTTACTTACAAGATAACTACGAATTAGTCCTGATCGAACGATATCATCAACACCAAATTCAATCATACCAAATTCTTCCATCAACTGAAGGATACTCATAAAGTTTAGGATACCATTCCGTTCATTAGTCTTGACTAAATCAGACTGATGTACATCACCACAGAAAATAATCTTAGTGTCTTCGCCAACACGAGTAATAATAGAATCTAGTTCATGAAAATTTAAGTTCTGACATTCATCAACAATTACTATAGCTTTATCTAAGGTAGTACCACGGATGAATGAAGTAGACCAGAAAGAAATAGTTTCTTGTGCTTTCAAATTACCATAAAGCATTTCAAAAGAATTGTCGTCCGGCATCTCAAACATATACTTAACCATATTCTTATATGGTATTTGATATAGGGAAGACTTATCTTCATGATCACCAGGAAGGAATCCAATCTCTCTAGTTGATACTAAAGAACGAACTATATAAACTTTGTCGTATGGAGTTTCTTCTTTTAATACTTCTTTAAGAGCAAGATACAAAGCAACAAATGTTTTACCTGTACCAGCTGCACCATACATAAAAAGATTTTGATTGTTATTCCAAAATTCAAAAACTTTTTCTTGAGCAGGAGTTAAAGGTTCGATATTAACCAACATGTTACTGTCGATTGGTTTTTTCCTTTTCATCTGCTTAGCAGACATACCTTTAATATCGGGTGTTAGTTTCTTTCTAGATCTTGGCATACTTAAAATCCCTGAATTGTAGATCCATAATGTCCCTTTTTAATGTTGTTAATTTTCCTTTGGAGATCTCCGGGAACTCTATTTCTCCAGTCACCTACTTCACTAACAGAAGAAGCACAACCTACTGACCAGTCTTTATCCCAATCAGGATTGTCATCCTTCCATGAAACATATTCGTTCACTGACATAGAGAGTTCTTTTTTCTCTCCCGTGGTTTTATTTATTATTGGATAAGTTGGCATAATTAGACCCAGTTAGGTTTACGTTTTGGTAGACGAAGATAATTAGATGCAACCCAAGGTTTGCTGCTAATGTACATTTTGTAAGCAGTAATAGTATCAATGCTTGTGTCAAGTTTAAATTCATCAGGCATTGCACGAACGAACGGAGTAAGTTCAGACAAATGAATAGCATCTAATGGAAAGATTTTATTTGCATGTGCAAGAGTATGAAGACATGAATGAATCTTTCCATACCTATTAGAATACTCTTCGCATAATGCAAGACCATGCGTAATCAACCATCTAGCATTTGCTACAGTCGCATTTGCCCATACCGTACATGGATGGTTCCTGAATGCACCCTTCTCGGTCTTGTAAGGGGTTCCATCTGACTTAGGCAAGGTTCCATATCCATGACCCCATTTGTCGGAGGCAACGATAGAGAGCATCTGACAGCACTCTAAGGGCATCTTGACAATGTGCTTGTCTGGTAGGACAGCAGCAGATTTTGATGGGGATTCGTCAGTCACAAAAATGTTCATAATTAATTAGACCAATTAAGAGCTTCAGATACAGTTGGAAATTGTTCAATGAAAATTTGTCTACATGATTCAGCAACTTGCATGTGTTCTTTCTGAGTACCATTAGAAGACCTTAGGTTAATATAATGGATCCAAGAACGGCAAGATCCTGTCATATAAATTTTTGTTCCTACACACAATGGAAGCACATTTCTTGCACACTCTTTTGCAACACCAACCTCTAGCATTTGTTGATATAATGCCATAGAAGAACTGAATAGAGTTTGCATTTGCATCTCAAGTTTCTGAACTACAAATGGGTCAAGATCATTTACAGAATTCTGACGGTTTTTAGTGTCCTGACGACGTAACTCAGGCAAAGAAATTGTATTTGCTAACATAGAACTGTCAGCATACCGTTGAGAAAACTCTTGAAATGTGAAACTCCTATGACGTAATATCTGAGCAGCAATTGCCCGAGTAGTTTCGATTTCAAGAGTCATGGAAGACTGTTCGAACACAGACCAATGATTGTGTTTGATACAGTATGCAAGTAGACCTGCATACTTTTCATTATTTTGATTAGATGGATTGGAGACTCTAGCAATATATGCCATAGTCTTTTCAGCATCAGGTGTTACTGAAATTAATTGTGCAATCATAGTTATTTTTTTTGTTTAGATTCTTCCTTTGCAGTATACCCCCATAGATGAGGAATCACTGATCCAGTAGTCCACGTCATAGATTTCATGACATTACCATACTTATCATAATAAGCATTGAAGATGTCTACGGTGAATCCCATGACTATATCATACCACACTTCTGTCCCATTGTCACATGTTATTAAGTATGAATTTCTTGGGAGACTTTTGTCCTCAGCAGATGAGGGTTCACAGTTGGCATGAATAACTGTAACTGAATAAACTGATTTGAAGTTGCTTACATCAGTGCTTGATAGTATCATATATTTTTAAGATCTATTTCCCCATTGAATTTCTGGGTACGCTTCCGAAATACATGCTTTAGTAATTTTATACCTTTTACTAAGTTGCTTATCTTTAGTAAGGCATACAACTTTAGATTCAGTTTCATGAAGTCCTTCCAACAATTGGATAAACATCATTTCTCTACGACCCTTATCAAGTTTATCGTTACCGCCCTTAACGAAGTGGTATAATTTTTTATACTCATGATAAAGTAGTGTATGTTCTGTGCCCTCTGGACTGTCGTTGGGAGTGTATGGAACGTCACCAGCTGGGAGCATACTCTGTACACTCTCATCATATCCCCAAATAAGAATAGATTGTAGAGCAGGGCTCTTATACTTTTTGAGTAGGTTAATTTTTTCTTTTTTAGTTTTAGCGTTTGAAATCTTTTGAAGAACTTCAGAGATCAATAGTTTTTCTACAGGTAGTTCAGCCATAGTTAAAAATCCTCTATATCATTTAATAGTGTAGTCAGTTTGTTTTTTAAGAAGTACTCTAATGTAACTCCTCTCTTCACAGTACTATTTAACCGTTTAAATTCTTGGACAATTTCTACTTGAATGTCTTCTGGAATGCAACTTAAGTCAATTAGTTTTTTATTACGTTCATAATTTTTTAGTTGAACGTCTGTACAAAAACTCTTTGGATCAGCAGTAATCCACTTTACCAAATTTTTCTTATTGATAGGTTTTTGTCTCTTACCAGATACAAATGTATCATCATCAGATAAGAAGTTTGGAATACCATCACTACGATCCCCCTTGATAATATGTTCCATTAGATATTCTTTAGGGTTATCTAAAGTAACATATTTCTTTTGGATAGGATTGTATTGAGATACAAAAGAGTACTTACTAAGTTGGAGAAAATCTTTATCACCAGAGAGAATCAGAACTTTATCTGGTGTATCCTGATCAGAATTATGTTTGATAAGGACACTGATAATATCATCTGCTTCAGCACCATAAACATCCATTACAACATATGGAAAGTAAGTTCTGATTTCATCTCTAATTTTATTCAGGCATTCAAAAATTGCATTCCAATCATATGAAGATTTTTCTCTATCTTTTTTACGATTCTGTTTATAAAAAGGAAACTCTTTTTTCCTCCAATAAAATTTTGAATCATAACAAAGTACTAGTTCGCCATATTCAGTACCAAAAGTTTTTCTATAATGTCTTAAAGAATTTAAGACCATATGTCGAACTAGATTTTCATCAAGTCCATTACTAGTTTTCAATTGCATCATCAGATTACTGATCATACATTGGTTCATGTCAACTAAAATCATGATTAATCCTGGTCGAGTTCCTCCTCCTCTAAAAATCTAATACTTAACAGTTCTTCTTGAATTATGTGTCCTTGGTTATCAAGCATCTCTGGATGAATATTCATGTTTGCAGAAACTGTTGCTTCCATAAACGATGTGTAATATTCATTAGAAAACCACCCGAAAATAAATCCAAGAGCACCACCAACGAGACAAAACAAAACACTTAGTACTACCATGGTTACTTCTGTCATAATACTTCTTTATCTTTTTTATGAGAAAGTTTAACTTCCAGACGATACTCAGTCTTGAAACAAGAAATAAGTTTATCTAATCGGAAGAAATATTTTGGTTCTGGTTCTGGTTCCTCTTTAGTACCTCCATTTAACATAGCCCTTACGTTAGTATTTAGATACTTATCGGGAATGTTGGTCATTTAATTACTCGAATTAAAAAATAATTTGGAGATACAGTTTTGGGAACTGACTTAACTTTATTAGGAAAATTGTTAAAAGTTGTTGAACATGTAATGTTATTACAAGATAATACAGATTTGATAGTTTCATTAATCTGTTTTATCTTTTTCATACCAGAAATACTTTCATCATAATTTACAATTTTTGCACCAGAACAGGAAAGTTTTTTTCCAGATAGAAAAAGCAATTCATTTGTCTTAACG